CTCTAGCATATTAATCGCATCACGCTTGTTTTGTTCAAGCATCGCCATCTCAACCTCTAAAGCTTTGTCTTTTTTAGATGATAAACATGAAACGAGGCATGATTGAATTAATACAGGCTGCATTTCCTCTGGGATCATCGCAACAGGCGACTCATTTGCGATGCAGATCCAGTCACCCACTAATAAATCAGCAGGTAAACTCACAAAAGTCAGTGTCGTCCCTGATACCGACGAGAGTGAGTAATCCATACCCAGTAAATCATATGGATTATTGTTCTGTACTATATCAACAACAGTGCCATTTGCGAAAGTAATAGGTGTGCTAGTTACAATGACTGAGTTAGTCATGGTGTTGATAGACATCACTTGAGCACAATCTACTGGTAAAACTAAAGCTGAAGGCCTCGCAAAGTATTTCATTCTTAAAGTGTTAGCTGTAAAATCAGGAGTAAGCTCTACAGAGTTTCGACTCATGTAATATCCAGACATCCCAGAGTTACGATCCTCTTCATAGAGCCTATTGATATTTGTATAATTTCCACTTCCATCAACCATTTTCAAATCTCTAATCTTTGCACCGATAGCTCGGTGTGGTATTCGGTAAGTTGACCCTTGGGTGATTGTGAAGTCTTTGTATTGCAGAAAGAATTCCTCACTTAACCTAATCAGAATGGGGACAATGTCCACCTTCATCTGATGATTGAATAATGCGAGAAAGTCATCTGTTGAAAACAGATCGTCTGAGGTCGGGAAAGACCCTTTGATTTTTAAAGTGCTAATAAGTTCTAGTGTATTCACTAAAACCCCCTTTTACTTCATTGATTCGTATTTTTCTAATAACTCTTGGATCATTTCAGGAGTTAATCCATCCATGTCAGATTCTTTTGACTCTTCATCTGGTGACTCCATCTTTTCTTCTTCAAGAGATCCCTCTTCCATAACCATTTCAGGCTTTACGACTTCGACCTTAGCAGCCATTAATTTAGGATGAGACTTAAGTTTATCACCTTCTTTTTCATCCATTAAACCCATGATCTCTTCTAAGACCTTCTTTTTTACGTCCATGTTTTGCATTTGTAATTCTCCTTTAAATATTAATCTTTGATTTGCTTTTTTCTTTAGTGCGGCTACCAAACCAGAATAAAACACAAGTTGTTGTTAGATAAAGTATGGTAGACGAAATTTGAGTGTAGACTTCGACAGACTGATCAACAGATAAGGGCTGAGCCTTAATGATCTGACCTGCTTGCATATAAACAGCCGTTGTTACTCCGCAAAGATAAACAGTAAGTACCGGTCTAATTAAGCCTCGAATAGAATCAACAAAGACCATAATCGTGTTTTGTAATCGAGAGTATTTAGAAGGGTTAGAGTAAAGCTTTGGCTCACTCGTAAGCGCAGCCTTAAACGCTTCGCTATCAGCGACCTCAACGCGAGAGTCAGACTCAGTAACAGCAATTTCATTACGAGCTTGCCACTCCAATTGCATGATGTGTGAGTCCATTTCACGCAAAGTTATTTCATTCTTTTGCTTTGAATCTTGAGACTGCACATCAAGCTTTTTGTTTAAGTAATCAAAATAATGAGTGATCGAAGCACCAAATAGGCCAGTAATACCACCACTAATTATCGACGTAATAAATTCAGAAACCATTTTGGACCTCTAAAATAAAGGGTTTACGATTCATTAGATTCTCAAATCGTCTTATAGCTGTTTTAGAATATAGAATTGCTTTTTGACCCTCAATTGCCCCAATAGATTCACCGATTGATATGCAGCCACTTAATTGAGATTTGTAACCAAGAGTCTTGTCTCCCATGAGATTTGCCGAATGTATTCTGATCCCATCTCGGTTATTTACTCCGATGACGGAGTATAAAAACTTTTTAAATCTAGATGAGATTGTCATTTTACAAGTGTAAAGCCCTGGTGGAATGCAGCTCATGTTTTTAGAATTTTCACGCCAAGGTAACTCACCTGTGACAAAGTTATCGTTACCGACTCGAATCATTCCGAAAGTACCTTGATCTGTAGATTCAAAACGCTGCAAGATGATTCTATACATTATGCATCCCTATCTTTTGAAGGATCAGTCTCAATAAATTCTTTAATCTCAGTCCATCTCTCACCAGCAAGTATTTTCATACCGAAATAATATCTATTTAAATCTTTAGAAAGCTTTTTAATCGCTTCAGTGTTTGCACTTAAAGCATTCTCTTTTGCTTTGTTCTTGTCTTTCCAGATCGTGTAAACGAATTGAAGCGTTAAGATAAACGCAACACCAAGCCAACCATTTTCTTGCAGCAGATCTTTCATCATTAGTGAATGACTCCTTTTAGCTTAAAAATGTTTAAAGTTATGCTAATTGTTAATAATACTAATAATAAGTAATTCATTATTTGATTGTGTCTTAGCTTTGTTCGAGCCTTCTTTAATTCTATTGCATAAGCTTCATCAAGAAATACTAGTTCTTCAGGATTATGTGCAGTAACCGAATCGTTAGATTTGTCTAAAGTAATGTCTGTGACATTCACATCTAATGATTTTTTACCAGATACATTCGTAATAGTGACTGTATCTCCGTTTGCATCGCCAATTTTAATTGAATCAGTAAAGGCAGATACATTTATGTTAACGTCAGCATTAGTAATAGTAGTCTTCAACGAATCAGTACCTTCGTCGAAAGACCTTACTATTGAGTGAGACATGTTACCTGTGTTTATATCAGCCATTACTGAAAGTGCTCCTCAAAGTAAACTTGTCCAGCAGCTCCGGCTCCACCGGCAGACCCGCTTGTACCAGCACCGCCTCCGGCACCACCAGCGCCGACCGTATAGGCATAGCTTCCAGGGATTCCCGAAGAAACAATGATTTGTGCTGATCCTCCTCCGGCACCACCAGCGCCTGAGTAAAATACAGTAATAGACGAACCGGCACCGCCACCGCCACCGCCACCGGCTCCGCTTCCAGCGACAGGAGCGCGGCCAGCACCACCATAAGATCCACCAGCCCCTCCAGATGCGAAAGTGGTACCGCCACCAATTCCTCCAGCAAGCTGAGCGTTTGATGAATTTGAATAAACTGCCCCAGCACCATCAGCGCCATTTAAAACAAAGATATTTGTACCAGCATAAGTTGTTGGGACTCCACCGGTGCTATTTCCAGACTGACCACCACCGCCGCCACCAGTACAACTTATTGTCGTAGCCCCAACAGTTGTTGTGCTCCCTGCGGTGCCAAAATTATTTGACGCAGTCCCTGATCCTCCTCCGCCACCACCGCCACCGATTGCTCTGATTATTACATATTTCACACCCGCTGTTAGTGCATGTGTGCCAGTTCCAGTGATGTATAAAGTGATAACCGGTGCCGTGAATGTTGCCCATGATGGTGCAGATGCGCCATTTGATTTTAAATATTGATTAGAGGATCCAGCAGCAAGCCTTGTCCCTGTTCCACTCGCGCCACCATAAAGTATGTCACCAGCAGTAGTCATGGGAGAAAGAGCATCAAAGGCCGGTGCTTTTGTGGTTTGTCCAGTGCCACCATTTCCTATTGGTAATGTGCCCGTGACTCCTGTTGTAAGCGAAACATTCGTAATCGTGTTTGTAGATCCACTAATTGATTTATTTGTTAACGTGTCAGTCGTAGCTCTTCCAACAAGAGTATCAGATGCAGTCGGTAAGGTTATAACTACCGCGCTTGGGCCTGTTATCGTAGCGGGCACAGTAACAGTGCCAGTGAAAGTCGGTGATGCTAGAGGTGCTTTAAGATTCATTTGTGTTTGAATCGCAGAGGTTACCCCGTTCACATAACCGATTTCAACATCTGTAGTCGTCGCAGCGGACACAAACCCAGAAGCATTTGAAACTAACGCTCTAGAAACTGTTGTGGCCGCAAGCTTAGTAAGTGCAATTGCAGCACTTGCGTTGATATCAGAGTTTAAAATTGATGTTGCTAAGTTAAGTTTTGAGTATTCAATTGCAGCAGCAGCGTTTATGTCTGCATTAACAATCGAGCCAAGTCCTGAGTAAATAAATGAAGCACCGTTAAATTGTAAAACATCTGAAGCGTTTACAGTGAGTAGAACATCTGCGCTATTTGCAAAGTTTCTCCATCCAACACTTTGAGTGTTTCCTAATCTTAGAACACCTGTTGCACTTGGATTTGTTGCTTTAGAAGTGTAGTAGGGTGATTTGAGACCGAAATTAGATCCGAAATCAACGTCGGCTGTTAGTGTAAATGTGCCACCAGCACGAGCTAGAACGCCTGTTGATATTGCGATTAGGTAAGCTGTTAAATCAGCCCCCCATCCAGAGTCGCCATCAGCAGGGATTGAATAAGTAACACCATTGAAAGAAATATTTGAAGCCATTTTGTGGAGCTCCTTACGTTAAAAAGCCCAGGGGTTTTCTAGCCCCCAGGCTAATTTTTCAAGATCAGAAAACTATGTGTTAACGATTAAAGTGAACTTCACGCATTTTGCAGGATTAGTGCAAATGATAGCTTGAGCTCCGTATAAACGTAATTCGTAAGCGTTCTTATCGGGAACGTGTAAGAATAATTCACCCTTGCGTCCTGGTGTCTCGAAAGAAAATTCTTGTGATCCAATACGCTTGAAACGCTTGAATGGAACACAAAATGCTTCGCCTTCCTTAACTTTAGGATGCACGACTAAGTTTAATTTTCCATTTGGTCCCATCAATGTGATTGATTCAAAACCACCAATACCAGTAGTTTCTTTTTGTCCACCATTTTGGCGACGTAAATCAGTCATTGTACCAGCTAAGTTCATGTAAGTTTTAGGCGACAATAATACCGCAGCCTCTTCCATCAAACCACCCTTAGAAACTGCTAATGAAACTCCGTTAAGGATTTTCGCAACAGTTGCAGCAGCCGATCCGAAAGAAAAAGATGATCCACTCCATAAAGAGTAAACAGAGGCATCAATACCGAACAAAGATCCTGCGTTAGTTATGATCTTATCGATACCAACAGGCTCGACCCATGTGCTTGTCCCAGATTTAGCTCCGTACCAAGTCATATAAACAGATCCACCGCTGATTGATGTATCAAGCTCACCGATACCAGTTGTGGCAGTTCCAGTTACAGTGATTGTTTTAAGGCTGAAGTTTACAGCAGAGATTACGAAATCATTTGTGGTTGCTGCCGCTGTGTTATCTGAAACTTTCCAGAACTGTACACGAGCATTTTCAGAGCCAGCATAAATGCCAGGAGCCCATGAAGCCGCAGTAAAAGTAATTACTGTTTTAGTAGTTGATGAATTCGCAGATGATGTTGAAGCACCAAGCCCAGAAGCTGATTGTCCATAAAGGAAAGCATCTTCTAATCGACGAGAGCCAGTCTCCATCAAGTTTTCAACTAATAACTCAGAAGCATTTTTGAAAGCTTCTTTAGAATTAACAGCTTTTGCAGCAGCTTCATAATCCATTTGACCACGGATAATGATTTGATTCGCATCAACCGATGCTTCTTTTAACTGAGCCGCGATTGAGTCATTCAAAGTTTGAACGCCCGCACCAGCTGCTAGGTAAGTAACACCTGCTTCAGCGGAAAGGATAACTGGGAAGTTGTAAGATTTGCCGATTTTCTCGGTAGACTGAAACTTGATCTCTTTTTGTAAGATCGCGATTTCAGGGATTGCGTTTATCGGACCTGATCCGTAAACGACTTTAAAAAGACCGTCTAATGTAGCGGTCGTGTTTTGTTGTGCCATTGTAAAAACTCCTAAATAGTGTGTGTATTTGGTGAGTTTTTTCTAGCGAGTTGCGAATGAAATTATGCGCAAAGCTCAGCTTAGAAAAAACAGGGTTAATTTGATAACGTTGTCTTTTCATTGCTGGTGTTGCGATGAATTTTATATTTGAGACTTACGAGCGTAATCGGTGCTGGTGTTGCGCCTGCTGGTAAGTCGTTAATTTCATGTCAACCAATAATTGTAATAATTTCAACCTTTATTTTGATTTCACTCGACGTTCAACGTCGGCTTTCCACTCTTCCATGCTCATTGTTCTAGATGAATCTCTATTTGAGACATTATCCTGGGCTTTTGGTTTAGCCCCGCCTTGATAAACTTGTGATTGCTTTTCTTGTAACTTCTTGATGTCACTCATTCGAATCTTTTTAGCAGTATCCTCACCAAACATAGCTATAAGCTCTTCGCCTGTAGCATCACCGATGATTGATCGAAGATCTGTACTTAACTCGCCACGTACTTCAAGAGCTAAATCATCCGCTGTTAATTCAAGACCTAGATCTAAATTCTTTTTCATGATGGATGCCATACGCTTAATTGTGCCAGCAGTTTTAGGAAGTGAAGTTTTGTTTAAAGCATCGATGATCGTTTTCTGATAGCTATCAGCGTATTGAGCCTCAAGCTTTTGTGCTTGAGTTTGCTTTTCAGATTCTAATCTGTCAGCTTTCTCTTTACGTAATTGCTCAAGCTCGTTCTTTGTTGAGCGTTGTTCTTTTTCTTCAGGGCTCATCATCTCATCTTGTAGTTTAGATAATAAAAACTTCTCAGCTATCTCTCGACCCTTCGGATGGCGACTAATAATATCTAGAAACTGATCATCATTCTCAAAAGCCTTAGTGATTCGTAATGCTTTTTGCTTTTCTGTTACAGCTTCAGCCATTCTCTTTTTAGCAGCATGGCCTAGTTGAAATCGCTTTTTAAGATCCTCTTCATTAGAAAAGTCAATTTCCTCCTCAATGTCCTCGCCATCAACTTTGTATTGAAACTTACGTTTCTGAGATTGAACTTGTTGAGGTGTTGGTTTACCCTCTGCGCCTTCGGTTAAAGCTTCCGCTGTTCCCTCTACTGGGGCTGATGATGTGTCACTTGATGATGAATCGCCTGATCCAGAATTATTTTCACTCATAGATTATGCTCCTTGAAAAGCGTTAGGGTTAGGTGGTTGTGCAGGGCTTGGCATTTGTGTTTTATCAGCGATCTCAGCTTGTGGGCCTTGACCCATTACTTCAGGAGCTCCGCCTTGTTGAGGTGGTGGTCCTTGAGGTGGTGGCTGTTGAAACAATGAGGCTTGCTTTAAAGTCATAGCCATCATCGGGTCCATGCCTTTAGCTATGTTCATGTGTTCTTGAATGTGATTGAGCACAGCTTGCGTCACTTGAGGGTTCTCTCGAGACTCTGGGCTATCCAATACACAACTATGCTCTAAAATATGAGTCGGGTGATTGTCTGTTAGTAAGGCTTGAACGGGCTTACCTTCCATCAAGTTTTCATTCTCTGACAGAATAAGCATTCTCTGTGAATTATCGCGCTGATAAAGTGGCTCTAGGTTTCCAGTAGTTAAAACACCTAAGTACTGCTCAGGAGTAGTTATCATGTTTGGCGTTGCTAAAAGGTTATTAGCAATTTCCATGCGTCCTGCACCGGTCTTAGTAAGTGGGTTAGCTCGGTCTACATAGACACGACCCACACCTTGTAAATCTTTGTTGCTAAACGACTTCATCATCGAGCGTTTAGATTTCCCTGCAATCATCGCAAGGCGAGGGACGACTGCGAATGTTTGAAGTAACTCAATCATTGCTGAGCCGACATTCTCGATTGTTATCGTGTAGCTTGTCTGAACACCACTCGTTGATTGTATGGCTTGTTGTTGTAGCAACGCCATCGCGGTTCCACTCATATTGTTCGGAGCATTACCTCGACCTATTTGTGACACGTTAGAAATAAGATCCGACTGACTAATTAGAAAGTTCGCAAAGTTAAATACTTCGGGTGCTGTCTTTAGTAAATCCATCGACTCCATTTTACCGGCCTTGATGTCGTATTCCCAGACGTTCATTCCATCCATGATGTTTGTTACTTTTGGAGCTGCGCCTTTTGGTACTTGAAAGTTTTGAACAGCATTCGCAGCTTGATTCGTTAAGATCGAGCTCACTGTCATATCAAAGGCATCATTCACAGGGAGTAGATCCATTAAATAACTGTATCCAAAAGAGCTATCAGTTTGATGACCTGCTGTGATCGGGAAAGTGTAAAGATCTGCATAAGGAAGTGGTCCATCAAACAGTTTAATCTCGTCATTACAGATTTGAACGAGCCGACCTTGTGGTAAAGCCTCGGTCTTTGCATGACGTAACTCATAAACTGGCACGAGATCGCTATCATCATTCTTAAATTCATTGGATCTATGAACGCCACCTAATTCATACTGACTGTCGAAACGATTATCTGGCATTAAAGCTTTAATTTTCTCTAATAGTTCTGGATACTTAGCTGCTAGATTCCATTTGTTTTTAAATCTGCGCACGATAAACCACTCATGATTTGCATCTCGACGTTTAACATCGCGAGCAACATCAAGCATGGTGTGAGTATCACATTCAAAATCACCCTCATGAATAGGCTCACCAGTTTCAGGATTTGCTCCGTAGACTTTCCCACCCGTAGCATTCCAACCTAAAGAGATCCATCCTTCTCGTAAGAATAATGCTTTCATGCAAGAATCAATGAGCTTCGTTTCGATGTGCTTTTCGCGCATGTAGTAATCTAGAAGCCCAACACCGAGCTGTGTGTCTGCTTGTGATTCAAGGTCTGTGTTAATAGCGCGAGTATCCCACGCGGGACGAGAGCCCGTGATCATGTTATGAATATTTCTAACATAACTTGCATAGTGGTTAATGTGAATGGCCTTAAGCGATTGATCAACGCTCTCGATATTCACTTTCGGATAAAACGTGTTATAGGACTTCCTAAGCTCGCTTAAAATACCTGATGACTCAGTATATTTTTTGTATTTATCGAACTTATCCATTATCTCGTTAGCAATTTCATCGGGGCCTTTTGAAGCCCAGTATTCATGTATCATGTTTCTCCTGGCACCTAGTTATGGTGCAATGGGGTTTGTTAAAATAATTAAAGTCTAGCCTCTGCCAAATCCTCTCAGTTTTTTGAATTCTAGTATCTGGTCATCTTCTTCTAAGTTAATTTGATTAAATCCAACCTTAACTGGGATTGGATTTGTCACTTCATCGATGTTGCGCACTAAATACATGATTGCAGCAACAGCATCATAGTGTCCTAGGGTTTTAGATCTTGAAAATTCACTTCTGTTGTCATTCCAAAGCCCATACATCAATGAGTCAATCAGCACGCGACAAGACGAGTCGATTTCAACACGTCCGTTTTTTATCCAAACTCTTAGCTGGTTAACCATTGCGTGAAGTGAGTCTTTAGAAGTTGAGTGAAAGAACATATTATGAATTGATCCAAGGTCTAACAAAAGAAGCGGGTTGTTGTTGTCAGCCACGCGCTTGTAAGGCTCAGCACTATCCCATAGCTCAGACTCAATTTGTTTTATCTCTGCATGAAGGGTCGGTGTTGTCATTCGTGGACCACTCATTATGTGCTCGCGCTCAATTACAATCTTCGATCTAGCAAAGTCATAGTACGCAAAAAGCGTTACGTTTAAATCTCTGACCCCTAGATCCATCGCAACATACTTGTGATAAAGCAGATAATGCTCGTCTTTTGGTCCGCGAGTGTATTCTAGAAATTTCATCTCAGGAACAATTGCGAGCGTTTCATCTGTTGCAAACTGACATAAGTATTCACGCTGCCAGTCAGTCTCAGTCAAACACTCTTGATGATACTCTTCGATCATGGCAGGGGTCACCATCGGGTTCTTGTAGATATCAAGCTCTATATAACCGCCTTCATGTTTTGCCTTCAAACAGAAGTCTTTAAAATCATGATCGGGTGACTTTGGCGGGGTTGATATCATGATGACCCTTGCACCTTCTCTGTACATGGTCATAGGTATTACGACTGATGAATAAATGTAGGATACATTCTTAATGTAAGCTGCTTCGTCGAACACGTATAAATCGCAGTAGTTACCACGACCCGCGTTTGGTTTTCGATCTAGACCGATGAGCTGAATCTCGGATTTATTTTTAAATATGAATTTCTTTTTAGACTCGTGCCACCTTGGTCTTAAATCTTCAGGGCAGTCATCTAATACTGACTCAAATGCTGGAATGATAAACTCCTCTAGATCTGTTAGAAAGGCAGTTGCTATTTTAACTCGTGCGCGGGGCTTTGCTCGTGCGACCCTGATACATTCAGTCACGACCCAATATGTTTTACCGATCCGACGAGAACAGTTGCCGACGAATAGCTTGGCCGACACGTTTCGATAGGCTTGATCGATGACGAGCTGACCCTCGTGAAACTTCCATGACAGCTCATTTCGATGCCATAAGATGTTATGCCAGACATCGTTTGGTATCTCTGCTTCCATTTAGACAGCCTTATCTTCATTGTTCCTTACGATCTTTAAAATCATTTCAGTCGATATTGAGTTAATTCTATCCATCACTTCGTTTGTTCGTCCGTCATCTTGGATAGATTGATCTTCGATCTTCTCTTTTAGAACATTATGCACAAGATACTTTAAAGCGGTCGTGTTGCCCTTTTGACCCTGCTCCCACATAAGCCTTCGGATGGAGACTTTGCCGTTCTCCCTACCCCTGTGTAGGGCTTCGGCATAGTTCCTAGTCAAAGTGTCTACCGAGCAGTTAAAGAAGGACGCCATTTCGTTTAATGTGCAACCGATCGCGGCAAGCTTTTCAACCTGATTATGGTCTAGTTTAATCGGTGCGGTCTTACCTGATTTCGGTCTAGCCATTGATCAGCTCAGCTTTCTTTTGCTT